CCAGCCACTTGTTGTCCCACTTGTCCTGTTCCGTGACCGCCGACATAAGCGCGGACACCAACACGGGGTTTCGCTTGAACCGGATGCGCCCCTCGCCGATAGCATCCTCAAACATGCGAAGCGATCCGGGGAACCAAAGCCCCTCGGCTTGCTTGCCTGCAGCCTTTGCGGCCTTTTCCATTTCCGGGGTCGGCTTCGCCTTCTTCGTGCCGCCCTGCGGGTGTTCCACGAAATTCAGCGACAGCCCTAGCTCCGCCGCATCTTCCTCAAATCGCCTATACGCATAGCGGTCATATGCCACCATCGCAACGTCATAGTCGCGGTCGTACTCGACCAGCGTTTGCGCGACGTGCCGGTAGCTTATGTTTTCACCATCGGGCGCATGAATATGCCCCTGCTGCGCCCATAGCGGATAGGGAATCTTGTCCCGTTCCGAACGGGCGCGCATCGTGTCGCCGGGGGTCCAGGCCTCGACCCAGGCATCGAACGTCGGCTTGTTGTCCGCCGTTGTGCCAGTCCGAACCACGAACCCCGCCGCCGTAATGTCGCGGCTCTGCGACAGATCAAGCCCGCCGTAGACTTCCTCGCCCTTGTGCATCGCGGGATCGAAGTCCGCCAGAAGCGGTTCGATTGCCTCTCGGCTCATCCATGCCGAATCGGCATCAGTCCATTCGCAAAAGTGCAGACGGAGAATGCCGTTTTGCTTCGCCGGGATATTCTTGGCCTGCGCGACAACGCCCGCCAAATACTCCTCAGTGATCGTCACGCCAAGCAAAGGGTTTGCCTTAGCCCAACAGGACGGATCGTTCAGCGCGTCATCGCCCTTATCTAAGGCGCATACGTAGCTAAACGTCGTGTCGTCCAGAACGTCGCCGATGTAGGTATGGTCGGTTACGGCGTCGATGTTGCCTGCCGCCACCTTGATCGCCCACTCATGCTCTGCCCAGCAGATCGAATTTCGATCCGAACCGCTGTTGGTGATCATGAACAGCAGCGGCTCGCGGCGGAACTTGAAGCCGCGCTCCAGCATTTCCAGAATCTTCCCATCGGGAAGTTCGTGAACCTCGTCCGCCAGCACGAAGTACGGGCGCGGGCCAGAACCCGACTTGCCCGTATCCCGCGACACCGGGCGGAAGAAACTTCCGCTGGCATGGTGAGCCATGTTGTATTCGCGCCCAACGCCGCCGCTGAACTCAATACGCTTGGACAGCGCAGGTGACGCCCGCACCATCTTCACGGCGTCGGCAAACAGAATGCCAGCCTGCTCGCGCTTGGCCGCCGCCGCGTACACCTGCGACCCTGCCTCGCCATCGCCGGTCATGCCATACAGGCCAATACCGCCCGCCATCGGCGACTTGCCATTACCCTTTCCCTGCTCGATGTACGCGCGCCGGAACCGCCTCGTTCCGTCCGCCCGCTTCCAGCCGAACAAGTTGCCGAGAATGAACGCCTGCGGCGGCTGCAGCTCAAACGGTAAGCCCTCAAACTGGCCTTCCGAAAGTCTCAGCACATTCTCAAAAAACCCGAACACCCGATCCGCCGCGTCGGTGTCAAACCAAATCCCGCGATCCGATTTCAGGTCATCCAAGTGACGGCGGCAGGCATTCCGCACATGCGGACCCGCCACAATCTCGCCAGATAAAACCGCCTCGGCGTATGCGTTAGTTCGGGCGAGCGAAGAAGGCTTCGGCTGGGTCTGCTTCGTCGCCGTCGTCGCCATGCGTTACCTTCGTTTCGTCCACCGGGGTTGCGCCGAGCTTCGATAGGATCGAACTCAGCGCCTGCGTGGCCGAAACCCCAAACTCAGGATCGGTGTCCAACCTGGCCGCGTGGTAGCAGGCAAGCCGCAGTAACACCCGATGCGCGCTATGCAACCATGGCATCTCCCCCGCCAGTTCCCGCCAGCACTCTTTCTGTGCCTCGGTCATGTTCGCGTAGGGCTCGCCCACAGGTCGGGTGCGCTTGGGAGCCTGCCGCCCCTCAAACCTGCCCGCGTTTTTCAGCACCGCGCCAGAGGCTTCAGCCTTGGCTTGCGGCAGCCTTGGCTTAGCCATCCGTAAGTCCTTGATTACTCGTCCGCTGAATTGTGGATGCGCGAAGAAAGCTTCGGGCGGCGGTGTCCGAACCTGAACGAAAATAATGTTCGGATGCCCCCCCTACCCGATGGGCCACCCATCGTCACCAATCCGCGCAGTAACCTTTCGACCCTGCGCCTCTGCGCTCTCTCGCTCGGTCTTGTCGTAATGGCATGGCTTGCGGCATAGCCATTGAAGGTTCGCCATCTCTGTCTTGCCGCCCTTGCTCTCGGGGACTCGGTGGTCGCACTCACCATCCTCGGTCACTCGACCGCAGGCTTGGCATGTGTACTTATCTCTAACCTTGACGGCCTCGACCAGCCTGCGCCATGGCCTGCCGCCTCGCCCTTTGCCCCACTTGCTCATCTAGTACCGCTGGCCGCACTGGCTGCGAGACATTGCCGTATCGGATCACCCAGCATTGAATGATGTGCACACCACGCCCGTCTCCAAGCCTGGTAACGCTTCTCCTATCTCGGTGCAGGTCACGTCCTCAGGCTTGGCCCAAGTGTCCGTCCAATCCCACCATGATGGGGCTTCCTGTCCCCACACCTTGCCGGATGGATGCATATCCCTTGCCTGCTCCCATGTCTCAGCGCAGACAACCGCAGAGTCGTAGGTGTCATAGCCACTCACGGCGTCCTGCTCTAGCAGCCATAGCTTCATCAGATCGGCGTCCCGTCCATGTACGTGCTTGGCGCTTCCGAATCGTCGTCAATCGCCTGGCCTATCTCATCCACCCGCGCTGTCAGGTTCGCCACCTGTTCCCGCAGGCTCGATATCTCCTGCTGCATCTGTGCCAGCAGCAGCGGCAAGTAGTCGTCGCTCACAGTCCGGATCCAGTGGCAGCAGCTTTGCCATCGTTCGCAGGTAGCGCTCGATCCCCATCCGCTTGGCCGTCTTGCACCTGGCCTTCATGCATGCTGCGCACGCCATCCTTCACTCCGAATATGCGATCCCATCCATCCGCATAAGCCGCCTCATCGGTCGGCCTACGGGTGTCGCCCTTACCGCTCATTGGTCACACCGAGGATACTGGCGCGTCTCATCGATCACGCCGCCATGCAACGGGGCCTCGCCTTCCTGCAAATCCCAAATGTCTATGGTGTCGTACCCACTCGGCGCGATCTGGCACCCATGCTCACGGCATAGGGCTTCTAGTGCTTCCATGAACCTATCGAACTTGCCGCTCATCAGTGATAGCGCCCGCGTTCCAGCCATCGGCCTTGCAGGGCTTTCATTATGGCGACCGACAGTATGTTCTGTCTCATGCGTATACCCATCGGCATGTTCGGCGATATTTTGCGAACTGCACGTATTTAATCCAGCCATGGCGAGAAACCCAATGCCCACCATTCCGGCGCGTCTTGACGCACCACTCAAGCCGTTCGCGGGCAATCGGTGCCGAAGGCTTAGTCCACGGACGCCAGTTCGGGCGAAGTCTCCGATAAACGTCCCATCCAAGAGGCGGCGCCAGGATAGCCATCAGCACCAGCAGCAAGACAGGGGGAGGCGGCTCCTTAATGCTCATTGCTAGCCATCCAAGCGCCCCATTGCTCGATTCGCCGCTTTACTCGCCAATGCATCTTTCGGCCTGGCCTGTAGCCAGCGGCCATAAGAATGTTCGGCGGAACGATAATGGTGCCGAAATCATGGGTGTAGACGTGCTGAATAGCGCTCACCTATTCGCCTCGTATGCCTTGAAAGACTGGATAGTCGTTACATCCGGATGCCGGTACTCGACCCAATTTGGTAGCGATACGAACTTTCCGCCACGCTTCGCCTTAACTTCGTAACTAAGGTTTGGCATGTTTGTATAGGTGGCGAAATACTCATTGAGCAGTTCAGCCATTCGAGCCTGCCAGTCATCCGGCATTTCGTGCATCAGGGATCGCGGCATCACCAGCCACGACGCTCTGGACAGTCCGAAGACTCCCCATAGCGCAGCGTGCCCCTCTGGCTCGCGCATTACGCCGTCCTCACTGCGAACGTATGAGGCGCCAGCCATTACTCGCTCTGCGCCTCATACGCCTGAATCAGGGCTTGGACGTGGGCGTCGGCTTCTCGGCCGATTCCAATAATTCGCCCGATAGCCTCTGCTCGTAGTTTCCGCTCTGCCTCAAGTTCGCCGGCAGTGGCGGCACGGTCGGACAGACGCTGGGTTTCACGGGCTGCCCAATGCTTCCGCAGCCGCAGAGAGCCATTGGCAAGCCCAGCCACAACGCGCTTAGCTTCAGCCTGTGCATCCTTCTTCCCTTGTTCGTATCGTTCGGCGGCGGCGTTTGTGCCTGCCTGCCGTTCTTGCTCGACCTTACGAGCGTTCGCCTGTGCCAGTGCTTCGGCCTTGTTGGCCTTGGCTTCCAGCGTGGCAATTGCCAGGTCAGCGCTACGGTCGCGCCATTCCCAACCCAGCCATGCGGATACCGCCAGCAGGGCCAGCGCAATGAGTGCCTTGAGCTGCATTCGTCTCCCCGCTTACGGCGACGCCAGGACGAACGTGCAGCCGCTTCGGTCGGTCATCGCTGATACAACGCCGACTACCTGACCCTTGTTGTTCATAAGACCGCTGCCCGAATCCCCGTGGCAGATCGTCGCCACGACCACAATCCCCTTTCGGGACACCTTGGCGATGTAGCCCTCGCGGTAGACCTCGGGCTCGCCCATCGGATTACCGAACCAGCGCACCCGGTCGCCGACCAGTGGCTTGCCACGACTGGCCCAGCGGTCGAACCGAACGCCCGTGACCGTCACCACCACCGCATCTAGGCCCGCGCTTGCCACATTGGTTGCCGTGACCTGG